TAAATTCTTTTTGGTGCGGGTTTTCTTCCAGGGCTGATTTCAGTTTTTCTGTCTGGTAATTCTGGTCCTGGATTCTGGACACCCGGTACTGTAATCTAGCCCGCTCATAAATCAGCCGTACCATCTCCTCAGATGGATACTCCGACTTTTCCTCCAATTCCTGTATCCTTCTGGTCAATTCTGCCGCCTCACGGCTATAGGGCAAGCCCTGCACAATGGTTTCTGGCTCTGTTTGGAACCTCCCATCATTCACTCCTCTCATAAGTTCCATAAATGCTTGGATGATCTGGCTGTCTACCAGGAATATATTCCGGCAGCACACCCTGTTTTCATTTATGTAGTGCTTACACTTCCAGACGATTTTTTCTCCCGGCTGTTTGCAATGCTCCACATATCTGCGGTAGGGCTGACCGCAGATTCCGCAGAATAGATAGGCTGCAAACATGGAACGCGCTTTTAAGCTGTTAGGCTGCATAATGCGCCCCAGTCTTCTGCTTTTTTCTTTTCTGTGCTCCTGCACCTTATCAAACAGCTTCTGTTCCAGTATCGCCGGATAAACTTCGTCTCCCAGATACTTTCGGTTCTCCAGGATTTTTCCAACCGTCCCATGATTCCATACCGGCTTATAGTTTGCATTGAGCGCTCCCTGTTCCGTAAGTTTTCTCGCAAGCTGGTACAGAGAGGCTCCTTCTGAATACTCCTGAAAAATTCCTTTTATAATCTCTGCCTGTTCCGGATCAATTACTATTTTTCCTCCCACCATCCGATACCCCAGCGGCATATGGCGTTGTCTCATACTCAGCTCACCTCCTGTTCATTTTCTTCCAGTTCCAGGCCGTTCTTCAGACGGAATACCAGCCGACGCCCGGGCATCACCGTGATATGGTCCACCAGCAGCAGGAAGAGCTCCTCATCATATGCTTCCAGGATGGCAGGACGATTGCGGAAGACGCTTATCAGATATTCGGTCTGGGATATCTCCCATTCAAAGGCTCTCTGTCCCTGCAGCTGCCGCAGCCGCCTCCGATCCGCTTCCAGCTGTGCCTCAATCTGGTTTTGCCTCTCGATAAAAATGGCAGAACTTATGCTGCCTTCGGTTAATACCCTGCCCAGCCTGTAGCCCTGCCGTTTTAGTTCCTGGATATTCTGTTCTATCTCCTGCATTTCCCGGTCCTGCTCCGGGTTACCCTGGATTGCCTTCAGGGCCGCCAGCATGGGGATCAGGATCTCCTCATAGTTACTGGCGAGCCGGTTCCAGAGCGTAAGAAATGCAGCCTGGATGACGTCCTCACGGACTGCCTTCTGGCTGCATTTCTTACTGTCTTTTATATGCTGGTAGCAACACCACTGGATTTTTTCATATGGCTTTCCGATGTAGATTTTCTGCCTGCGGAAGTTTGTCTCACACTCTCCACAGCGAATCCGGCTGCTGAATGCATACCGGTTTTGATATACACTGCTATCCTTCACACACTGCCGTTCCCTCCGATACTCATAAATCTGGCGGACAGCCGCGGCCTCCTCCCTGGTAATGATGGGCTCATGGTCATCTGCTATCAGATACTGGGGAAGTTCTCCCCGGTTGGCTTTCCGGATAAATGGGACCCCATCGGTCGTATACGTTTTCTGAAGCAGCAGATCCCCTTCATAGGCACAGTTCTGAAGAATCCCCTTTACCACACTGTCCTGCCATTCCTTTGCCCCACGGCTGGTGGGAATTCCTGCTGTTTCCAGTTCTGCGGCAATGGTGTACGACCCCTTTCCTCCCAGATACTCATCAAAAATCCTGCGTACTACCTTTGCCTCCTCTTTTTGTATAACCAGTTCTCCGTACTCATTATTCTCATAACCATAAGGTGGGCTGCTTATAATGAATGTTCCATTCCGGAACCTCCGTACTACCGACCACTTATTATTGGTGGAAATGCTCTCGGATTCTCCCTGAGCAATAGAGCTTAAGATGGTTATCATCTGCTCGCTCTTTTCCATAAGCGTGTTGACCCTCTCCTTCTCAAAGTAAACGGCTATCCCAAGGGCTTTCAGTTCCCGGATGGCTTTGATGCTGTCCACCGTATTTCTGGCAAACCGGGTCACGGACTTTGTCAGGATCAAATCAATTTTTCCCTGCCGGCAGTCCAGCATCATCTGCTGGAAGTCATCTCTCTGGTATAGCTTTGTGCCGGTTCTGGCTTCGTCTGCATAGATACCGGCCAGTACCCAGCCCTCTTTCTCTCCGATCAGCCGGGTGTAATAGTCTACCTGGGCTTCAAAGGAATTCTTCTGGTCTGCCGAGTTCGTGCTGACGCGGCAGTAAGCGCAGACACGTTTGACTTCCACCGCATTGGCGGCAAAACCGCTGCTAACAGGCTCAATTTTTGTGATTTTCTTTACAATCTTCTTCGCCATAGGCTCTCTCCTTCCTCAAATTGTTTTCCTGTTAGCACCACACAATACCACAAGTTTTCAGATATATCTAGTGTTTTTACCCATATACTTTTGACAATTCCGGAGAAAATGTTTCCCGGTTCAGAGCATCGATTTTTTTGTATTCTTCATCCGTGATAAAGCCATTTTCCAGCATCAAATTCAGCAGTTTCCGGGCTACACTATACCGGACTTCGTTTGTTTCTTTTTTCTGTTCCATGGCCTGCCTCCTAATGAATGGATAAATTCGGACTGTCTTCCGGTACCGCTAATGCTGAGTCCTTTAACACAGAAGTGCAAAGCACTTCAATCCTCCCCTGCTCCGGCGAGTAAGCCGCTACGCCAAAGCTCTGTAAAAACTCCGCATAGTCAATGATGTCTTTCGCGTTGCGGCTCACGCGGTCGGGACCGCTCACTACCAGGATATTCACACATCCCTGTGATACCGCATCGGTCAGCGCCTGGAGTCCGGGCCGGTTCATGTCCCGGTAGGAACCGGTATCCTGGGAATGTCCGACTACCTCCCAGCCCATGCGTAATGCATATTCAGTCAGCTTCTGATCCTGCCGTTTCAGACTTCCATACTGATCCTCCGGTGCATCAATACGGGAATATACCCATACCTTTTTCTTCTCGCTCATAAGACCCTCTCCCTCTTTTTCTGAATTTATTGGTTGAATCGGATTTCAACTTTATATATGCCGTTTGGCTTCCTCCACCGCTTCGTTATTCTCCACCAAACTAAGGCCGATACTGATTCGCAGCGCATGATCCACCTGCTTCATATCCTGCTCCGTCAACCGGCCTATGTACTCCCGTAAACGGACACGGTCGATAGTCCGGAGCTGCTCCAGCAGTACAATGGAGCTCTCTTTCAGGCCGCAATGATTGGGGCTGATTGAGACATGGGTCGGCAACGGATGCTTGTCCTGTCTGCTGGTCACAGCCGCTACTATCACGGTTGGGCTGAACCGGTTCCCCATGTCATTCTGGATCATCAGCACCGGCCTTACTCCTCCCTGTTCGCTGCCAGTTACCGGCGTCAGGTCAGCATAGTACAAATCACCTCTTAAAATATTCACTTTGGTTCTCCCCTCTCTTGCCCGATTTTCTGGAAACAAAAAATCCCCTTACTCATATTTGGCAAGGGGATGTAACTCTATGTAGTTTTATTCAGTTCTCTTTTAAAATCAGATTTTACTCAAAGAATATTTGGCCTGCTTCTTTCGGTAATCCGCCCACATCTGTATCCAGTCGATGGGAGCATATTTGCGGGAGTTGGGATTATCTGATTCTGCTCTCCCAAATCGGATATACACTGCCACTGCCTTTTTGCTATCATTCCTCATGATCTGCTTCCTCCTCTGATGGTCTATTCTTTCTGTACCACATCATATCTGGAACATCCCAAAACAGCTATCACCATATCCACTAAAAATGAATGGTACTCTTAGCCAATCTGACAAAAGTTCGCTGTTTCGATCAAACATATCTGATAGCGGCGGTTAAGAAACAGCCGCCGCCATACAGGATAAAACGTACTTGTTCTTCATTTCATTTTTATTTGGTACATCATGCTCCTATTCGGCACACCTCCCCGGAGCTTGGCAGTCGATTCCAACCGGCCCTGGCAAGGCCGTCATGGGCACAGCTTCTTTGGCTGCCCCCAGCCGGGATCTCCGGCTGCCGCCCTCATTGCGTGATCCCTCGGTCAAGAGGGGCTGTGACTGGACGGAAGTATCATCATAGGCTGCCCAGGTCATGGCGGGATGGCCCGGCCACGGGCCATTTAAAGAACAGAAAAAACCGCTCTGCACCTTCGATATGATTGGATTGACAGGACACTAGATTGACATTATCTGTATGTTTCCAGTCTGTTTTAGGTGTCTTCCAGGACATATAATTATCACTCCTCTTCTTAATTACGCGGTCCGTTTCCACATGTAGCATGTCATATAAGGCTGTAATATAGACTGAGCTGACGAAAGGTTAGCACCAGTATTCCCATGGTTATGCCCCCAATTGCTTCCCGTATATGATATGCTTCCCCACATTGTGTTCTGCCCTCCTCTATCCGTTGTCTGGAACCCCCTATGCGTATCATTAGCAGAAAAACCCTGACCAGAAGCCGAATTATTCTCATTATGAGTGGTTACTCCTACATGAGAATGAGAAGGCATTTCTTCAGTAGTTAACGCATGGTTTGCAGTCGCATGTGTATGGTTTAGGTTTATAGTCTTACTGCCACCAGGTTTTTCCACCACATTAAATTCTGCTTGAGATGTATCCACACACACCAAGGTTCGTCCTGGTGCAAAAAGTGTCCAGGAACCCCCGAAATACTCCGATGGATTTGTGGGATTAATAGACATGTAAATTGAACCGACTGGGTATATAGTGTTTATCAGGCCCGCCCTTGACAATCCTCTCTGCCCCTTCCCTTCATAACTCGCATTCTCTTCTCTGGCCAACTTATCCCTCCTGTCCCACAGCCCGTCTTGCTTTGACCGTACCAGACAATGAGCCGCCGTTAAAGTTTAGTTTGTGCTCACATATCTGTATCTGTAGTCCTTCCACATATTTATTCTCTAAGAACAGGATGTCTCCAGCATCCAGCCTTGGTTCTCCACGATAAGTAATATCATATTCAATATTATTCCTGAAATAATTTCCCAACCAGTCCGCCTGCAGCTGCGCCAGTGACTCCTCGCTTATGAGTGGGTTGCTCCACTCCTCCACGGTCCCAGTCGTGTTGATGACCTTGGAATACAACTTGCTGGTCACCGCATAAGCTTTACCATCTACCACAAACTCATACTCCCCGACTAAGCCAGATACATCCACAGTCGCATAATAGTTGCTGCTACCTGTAATAGTAAGAAGCACCCCACCAGCCGCCGCCGATATATCATAGGATGCTTCTGTAAAATAAAAGGTATAGGAGTTGTAGCCTGTCACATCCAACGTTTCCTGAAAGATATTCTTGACCTCATCTGTCTCACTATAGATATTCCGTACTATATCCACCCGGCCAACTTTCTCCTCCTGCCGTCCAACTGGTGTCTTGGTCATAACACGGTAATCCATGTTATAGTCCGTCACATCCCCGAATACCACGGAATCCACAAATACGCGACTGTTTGGCTGACCTTGGGTAAACTCAAACTCTATTGTATCAAACTGAGAAAACTCATGCTTTATCATGTTCTCAACACCAAAAGGTCCCGGAACTGCATAGCTCTCCTGCAGTGTCCCTTCAAAGTAGGTATGGATGGTTACACCATGGGCTGGGTTGCTGGAAAAATTAAGACGCAGACTGTAGTAGACCATGGCTGCCTCCAAAATGATGGTTAACCTTGGGTTGCCCTGGAAGTTCCCGGCTGCATCCGCAACCTGTGCAGATACAAACCCGGCCGCCAGATACTGCCCGGACCGCGGCAGGAAGTACATGGCCCCGTCTACCCTCCAATGGTCCCTTGACATGGTTGCGTACTCATACTTGGTGGCGCTGTTGACCACGGACGGGAGGTTACTCCATGGTGTGGCATCCTCTGACTGTACAATCATGCGTTCCGGGGATATGACCGTCACGAAGGCTGCCTGGATACGAATGATTCCCTTGCGGTCCTGGTACAGTCTGCACCGGCCGGCATTGGCTATAATCTGCAGGCATTCCTTATGAGTCACACATGGCAACGGGTTGTATACGGTGACCTTCCTCAGGTACTCATCCAATTCATAGGCCCTTTCATCCAACCCTGCATCTTTAAAGACATCTAACGCCAGGTCATACAGCGTAATACCTTCTGACCGGTATAGGCCCCGATAATATACGTCACTTAGGTCATCTATCTTATCCTTACTGTTAAAACTCATCATGGTATCATCTGCTTCCCAATCAGACAGATAGGTAACACAGCCGTCCATCCATATGGTTTTCCCGTCCCGGACATCATAGCCATAACGGACCGTAACTTCCTGGCCCACCTCCAGATAATGAATAACGCTGGCTTTGTTCTCCACATCAAACATGCGGTTGTAGTTCTCAATCTGCAAGGAAAAATCTACCGTTGATAACTCTCCAGCCACTGGGCTGATGTATTCTGTCTTTATGGCCTTCTGGATTTTCTTATTCTCAAAGCTGATGCCGATTCCCATAAGGATTTTGTATATTCGCAGCCGCCCCTGGCCATTGACCATCCTGGTGGGCGTAATTATCAGATACTCAGTCCCATCAAATATATCGTCCATGGTCCAATAGCTTAAGGTATTTCCGGTGTATTCCACAGTCTTAGTACCATTACTGACTGTAAAATCCACCGGGTAATTCCTGCCCCAGTTGACGGTCAGTCCACGGATATCATAGGCCGCCCCAAACTTTAAACAGACGGGTCCCAGTAAATCCTTTGAAATGACACCGTTATTATACAGGTAATCCGCAGCATCTGTCCGCGGTGGAAATACCATGGAGCCATCCGCCTTAAACCAGTTATGCTCCATGGTGACATACTCCAGTTCCACTTCGTAATTGTCCAGGAGCCGGGTAAAATTAGACAGGTAGCTGTATTCGGCGCCATGCTCCGGCACCACAGTCGAATCCTTTTGGGCTACCTGATTAATAATACCAATCGTGACTACCATATAGGATTGGTTACGGGGTACTGAATCCATTGACTGCCTATATTCCTTCGATGCCTTTTGCATTACTCAATCACCCCACAATCTACGATGTTTACTTTACAGTTCTGATATAAGGTTGGAAGTCCGTCCGCATCAAACGCAATCGGCTCCGCTGTCCGGTTCCCAGGATACATCTTAAGAGTCATCCAATCATTATTAACCATATCCGGTATCCGGGCTATGACCACAAACTTCTCAAACTCCTTCAACATATCAGACCAGGTCTTTGCGTCCAACTGTTTCCACTGAAGGCTGTCAAACTTGTACTGGTCCCGCCCTACCTTTTGTCCAACGAACTCCCCCAAGGCATTCTTGCCCTGGGATACATTCGTAGCCACGGTTAGCTTCCCACCCACATCAGGGCCCGGGAACGTCCGACCATTGATTGTGATTATCGCCATGTATAAAAACCGCCTCCTTATGTGCTGCCAAATGAATAACCACTGCGCTTATCCAGCTCCACCAGCTTCTTCCTGATTTCCCGGATGTCAATGTTAACCGTCAGGTCCATCCGTTCAATCAGGTCGATGATATTTCTTAGCAGTTCCACCATCATGCCCAGATAATACTCACTCATTCCACCATTACTCTGCTGGGACGCCAAGGCCACCGCCCGGTCCACCATGGCCTGCATCTTATCCTCAGGCGCTACAATCTCGCCATAGTGCCTGTTATCACCTATCATGGCCAGCTGCGGGGTGTTGGCGCGGACAAAACCGCCTTGGGCCAGACGCGGAAGATGGATGTTTGGTATATTCGGGATAAAATCAGCGCCGATGCCTGGTACCTTATCCGCCACCTCATTTACGGCGTCTATCATGGCATTAATCGCATCAATAACCCTGTTGGCCATGCTCTCTACACCATTGATAATCATGTTGATGATACCCTTTATATCTGCCCAGATACCGTCCCAGGTTTCTTTTGTCTTTGTTCTCACCGTATCCCAGACTCCGGCAATAGCATCTTTCATGGCCGTGAACTTCTCATCCACTGCCGTCTTGATTGTATCCCACAGATTTGATACGAATTCCTTAATGGATTCCCATATTTCTGATGTCTTACTCTTGACATTCTCCCAGGCCGTGCTGATGGATGTCTTGATAGCATTGAATAATGTATTGGCCAGAGACTTAAGCCAGTTCCAAAGAGTATTCAAGAGTGTCTTGATTCCGTTCCAGATGGTACTGGTTGCTCCAGATATAGCAGTCCACGCCAGGTTAACAACATTTTGAATGAATGTTACTGCACCAGAAACGAGCTCTTTCAATGCCTCCCAAATACCGGTGAATATTTCCTTGATTCCTTCCCAGGCAAGACTCCAGTCACCAGTAAACACACCAACAATGAAGTCAATTACACCGCCAAGCGCTGTGAGCAATCCTTCTATGACACCCGAAACGGCTTCCCAGAAACCAAAGAATGTATCAATGGCGGTTTGTAGGCATGAAGCTATGACCGGTGCCACATTGGTCATGAACCATTCAATGAATGGCTGTAGAACTCCGGTCCATAATTTTGTGATCGCATCTGCTACTTTTCCACCAAATTCCAAGAATTTATCAATCAGCGGGCTGAGATACTGGTCCTTAAATTCCACAAACCGCGTTGACAAATTCTGTAATACCGGAAGGATATGGGCATTATACAGATTAAGCCACAAAGTACCAATTTCCGTAAACCCTTGTCTGAAAGTTGCCAGCATGGGGGCTACATGCTCATCATATGTGGTACCTATCTTTTCAAAAGTTTCCGCAGCTAAATCTTTGATTGTAGAAAACAGGTTCAACCGCGCTGAATGTATCTTCCAGGGTTGTCCTGATGTAATCCGCATTTTCGATGAAGGGAGCCGTAATTGTATCCAATACATCCGCCGCAAAAGTCCCTGCTAGTTCCGTACCACCCATGAAGGCTTCGGAAAATATCCCAATAATATCGGCATTAATCTGCTTTGCACTGTCACTGCGAAGGGACGAAAAAACCGTTGACCACGCTTTTGCTACTTTACCTTCTATTTCAGCAATACGTGAGCCAATGTCAAACATGGCAACGATATATTCCTTTATACGGTCTTTATTCTGCTGTAAAAACAGGCTGATTCCACCCAACAGATTATCCGCAATGGATGCCCCTATACTGGCGACAGAACCTGCTATCTTGCCCAGATTGATGGCCAGGATATTGGCAAACCGGTTGGCGGCCTGCTGCACCTCCGGAGATGTGAATATCTCCGTCAGGCTGTCCTTGATGCTCTGGATGGATTCCTTCATGCTATCCAGAACGCTGGTATCACCAAAACCAATCTTAAACCCGGCTAAAAATATGCCCTTTAGCTGGGTCGCTCTATCTAATAATCCTTGATATTTGCTGTCTACCTCATCAATAAGCGAGGTATCAAGCTCACCCATATCAAACTCGTCCGCAGAATACCCACCATCAGCTCCAACTCCGGAACCACCGCCTCCGGAATCCGCATCAGGATTAATGATATTAAGCTCATCAATGCCTGTGCTGACACTTTTCATGTCTTTAGCGGCCTTCTTAGCAGCCCCGCCGGCTCCCCCTGCAGCTGCTCCTGCCTTATCCGCAGACTGAGCCATTGCATCCATACCTGCCGTGGCCGCAGATGCACCGCCCCCGCCCTTCTTCCCAGTTACCATCTCCGTGAATGCCTTGAAGGCATTGGCCAGGCTCATCAGCTTACTGATGATGCGGTTGATTACCTGGATGACCGGTGTCAGTACATTAATGAGTCCTTGTCCGATTGTGGCTTTAAGGCTGTCAAACTGCAGCTTCAGGACACGCACCTGGTTTGCCCAGCCATCCGCCGTCCGGATGAAGTCACCAGACGCTGTGGACAGCTGGTCCTGCACGAACTTATACCGCAGAGCTACCTTCTCGGCTTCGGACATCTTTGCCGTCACCTTACCATAGCCATTGGCCAGGGCATAGCTGTCAAGGGCGCTCTGGGTCATGACAATGCCAAGGTCCTTAAGAGTCTCTGTTTCACCCGTGAACACGGATTTCAGCTTTGTATAGGCCTCGTCCTGGCTAATGTTGTAGAAGGACGCCACGTCCCCAGCCAGACCAGTCAAGGTCGTGGACATCTCATAGGCTGCCTGTTCACCAAAACCGAATGCTTTAGCCATTGCGCCGAAGGTGCCAGTAAACCTCTTAGCCATGGTCTCGGACAGGCCAAAGGAGGTTATGGCGTTCTTGGCAAAGTCGTCCACCTGTTTGGACATACGTGGGAACGTGACATCCACCACATTCTGGACTTCCGCCAGGTCGGACCCCAATTCAATACACTGTGCGCCGAAGTCTATGATTTTCTTTACTGCAAACGCCGCCGCGAGAGCAGCTCCCGCCTTTTTAGCCAGCCCCTGTATTCCGGCCATCTGCTGTTTAAATTGATTCTGGTTGACCACAAGGTCAAGGCCAATCTGGCCTACGCTGTCAGCTGCCATACATATCACCTGCCTTTTAATTCAAAAGCAGGCTCTGGCTCGCTACTCCTTTGGTGCGGCTCTAGGCTCTGTCATTTTTATATCCAACCTGTTTATGGTTTTACATCTGGGACATTTAATTTCCCCCTTAACGTATTCCGCCAGGAGAAGGGTCTGTCCACATCTTACACATCTTACTTTCTCAATCTTAACCACCTCCGCACATAGCCGCAAACATCTTCTCCAGGCCGGCCATTTCCTTCTCGAAGGTTTCCCCATCCATTTCTTTCATTTCCCGGTTACGCCAATCATCATATATCCGGCGCTGGTCCTTTGTATAATGTTTGATGATATCCTTATCCGTTTCGGACCGGATGGCTACCACACGGCCTAATGCCGTCTCCGGGGACAGGCCGGCAATCAGTGCCTTGAATTCGTCCCAGGAGACTGTTTCAAATTCTTTCGTTCGTATACGCAACCCGTACTGCGACAGGAAGCTGGAGACTATCAGGTCCCAATCCTCAAACATATCGTAGTACGGGTCACTGCTCTCCCCCGGCAGGTTCCTCCATGCCGGAAATGAGCTGGACCGCTTCCTGCACTACAATAATCAAGTCATTGAATCCCAGTTTCATCCTCTCTATCTCTTTCTTGGACTTTTCTGGGAACATCATGTCGTAGGCCTCCAGGATTTCCTGTGCACCAGGGTCATTAGCCGACATCAGTCCCATGACCTTAAGCATGGTCGGGGCATCCGCATTCACTTCTATGGCCTTTCCCTTGATTACCAGGGATGGATTCCCTTCAAAACTCAATTTATCTGTGATATCTACTTTCCTTGCCATTCGTTATTCCTCCTTATGCTCCTGGTGTGGGCGCCGGTGTAAATGTCGGGGCGCCATATCCCGTCACTTCAAATTCCAGGGTGTCAATGTTGGTTGTATCACCGCCGCCCGGAGTGGTCACATTCACAACCACGTCACAGGCCAGCTTTGCGCCGGATACCATGGTCCACTCAAACTTCGTCATGACGTCCTGTCCGAACTTCCAGGCCAGGCCGGCAATATAGTCATTGGCCGGGTCACCTACTGACCTCTTTCCTTTGAAGGAAAATCCCAGCTTCTTTCCTGTCATGGCTGCTTTTGCCCAGCCCTTTGCATCCATGGCATACCATTCCTCTACGGTACCGTCAATGGACGGAGCGAAATTCTCCAAATCTAACGGTACAGCCATATTCTCCTCTGTGCTTTCAAGGCCTTTTATGCCAAACTTAAACACATTGTTATGCACCGGATAAACTCTTCCTGCTGCATCTGCCATATCTCATTCCTCACTTTCTCTGATACACAAAATCCAGCCATATCACATATTCATATACACCTTTTTCATCCGTTCCCACGTCAACCGGTTCCGGTACCTGGAGGATGATACAATTAATGGGTGTACCCCCTATGGACAGGCTGGATACGTTTTTAAGTTTCTCATACAGCTCATAGGCGGCCCGCTCTGATGCCTGTACATCCCTGTCCCAATGGACCAGCAGGGAGATGCGCCGGATGTTGTAGCTGCTATAATCATGTCCCCCCAGGGCCATCACGGGAGGACCGCTGCCCTGCCGGTGATATACACCAATGGAATGGTCCTTCTTGCTGTTCAGCTTCCCGATATAGACATTCCTGTCAGCCGTAATTCCCAGGCCTCCTATGTATCCCCGGATGTCATCCAAGGTCAGCATCATACACCACCTACTTTCTTGTAAAACCGCTTAAATGCATTCCTGGCAAAATCCTGGCTTACTCCACCAGGTAGCCATGGTTCATACCATTCGCCACCGGCAAACGGGTTCTCATCCGTCTGGAAGTTGTATTCCGGATGAAAATACAGACGCCGCGCATAAGGCGTGTTTACCACCAGCGTCGCTTTCCCTTGACCACATTCTTTGTAATCCGCAAAAAAGCTGTCTTCCTCCAGGTGGCCTGTGTCAAAAGGCATCACCTGGGCCTGGACAACCTCCGTGTGTAGTGCCTCCGCTGTCATCTCCAAGGCAGTCACTGCCGCCTGTGTCAGCTGTTTAATCCGCGGGAAATTCATCTTCACAGTTGATTTAACCTGCATCAGACCACCTCCAACTGACAATAGTTAACCGTCCCGTCCGGGTTTCTGGCCTTCATCCCCTGCTCTATCCTCCGCTCTTCCCCGAATATGGTAACGGTACCCCCGCTTAAGGTTGGGAAGTCCGGGGCAATGTCCCCGGGGAACAAGGCCGTACCTGTTATCTGCACCAGCTTCTTTTCTGTGGTCAGAATGGTCTTGGCCCGGTCCTGGAAGTTGCATTTCAATTCCAGGTCCAGCGCCTTCTCCGGCTGACCGTGGTTATCCGTGTCCTCCGACTCCAGATGGACATGTATATCTGTCTTACATAGCCGTTTTGGAACTAAGAATGGATATTTCATGGTTCACCTCGCTAACCGGCAGCACAGGCCCGTCTGGGACAGCAGGGCGTACACATCACGCTTCATAGCCACGCCCTTGTCCGTAAATACGTTCCAGCTGCTGCCAAACTGTGCCGATACACCATTGATGCTGTAGCCCTGCAGGATGGTGTTAATCTCGTCTGTATTCTCCCATTCAAAGTCCGCCTGCTGGCAGACCACTTCTTGGATAACATCCTGCTGGAAAGCTGTCAGATTAGAAAATCCCCGGCCCACAATACGGTTGTAGGTCAGGGAATCAACGTGGCGGCTGGCCTGCTTAAGGGCCTTGTCCAGCTCGTCCATGGGGATTACATCTCCCTTGTATGCATCACAGTAGTACTCATAGGTGACATAGGGTTCATAGGGCATGTTATTCACCCGCCTTTTTACTCTCCGCTTTCTTTGCCGATTCCTGCTTTGGGGCCTGGAGGGCTGCAATCTCTGCTTTCAAAGCTTCGTTTTCAGTGTATCTTTCAGCCGCTATGTTCTGCAGATGCTCAATCTCTTTAACCGCCTTCATGTATTCATCAAAAGGCACTGTCTTCCCGCGTCCATACGCGGTCACCCGGCCGTCATCACCCACAATATCAAAGCCCGCATCCTGATAGGACTTCTGCTGGCTTTCATCAATGGTGTACTCTTTATTTCCCTTAACTGCTCTCATACTACCTCCTTACGCTCCGGCTGCCTCTACGTTCATGGCACATCCCTCCACCTTCTTTTCCAGAAGGAACAGGTCGCCATAGCAACGGTTCTGATACAAATATCCGTCCGCCGTTCTTGAATCCGTTCCTGGGGTGAACAGCTTGATGTAGCTGTATTTGTCGCGGCAGACTACACAGGATGTGTGAATCAGAATCCAGTTAATCTGCTTGGCGTCAGCGGAAGCTACACAGCCGGTTGTAAAGTCATACTTCGTCTTCATCCTGGCTGCCGGAACCATCTTTATGGTCACATCATCCAAGCTATGTACCTTACGGTTGATTGTGGACGGGGATGCGACGGTCATAACCCTCTGGAGTCCTTCTGCCTCCTTCACAATCTTATTCATGGTTGGGGTGACATACAGCATCCTCCCCTCCTCCGGAACACCGGCCTCGTCCATCCTCGCCATTTCCTCGTCAAATGCTTCCAAGAAATTGGCTGCCGTAATCACATCGGTACTAATACGGCCTGAATAGGTGGTCAGCTCTGCATGAAGTTTAGAATAGCGGTAGGAATCTTTTTCCGGGATAGCCTGTTCAGTCTCAAACGTGTTCTGTATGTTTGCCACGGATAAGGTCAGGTTTGTTTCGTCAATGTCCATGGGGTCAATCCAGAACTCCACATCCCTGTCGTGTTCCAGCTTCTTTGCCTCCCAGTCATTACTCAGGGTGCCTACATTGAATCCCGGTGTCCTGGTATGGTCCTTATACCCAGTCACTGCCATCCTTGGAAGTTTGATAGTCTGGGCATTGATGAACTTCACCTGCTGGTTACTCTGTGTTAAAGCATCAGAGCATAATTCCTTTGCGTACTTCTGCTGGAGCAGCTGTGTAAAGGTTGTTGCATAATCATATACTGCCATTTCTTAATCCTCTCTTTCATTAAAGTCCGAACGCCTTTTTAAGGGCGTCGTCTGTCGCCTGCGTCTGCTGTTGCCCACTGGCTGCTCCCACCTGGATGAACCCGGTGGAGCCTGATGCCTGGGGTTTCAGCGCCGGCACGTCCTCAAGTACCTTGTCCAGAGCCGCTTTAAGCGCCTCATCGTTGATTTTCCCATCCTGCCCCATGACCTGACTTAAGTCGGCCATCTTAAGGACATATGGAATTGTTTTGGCATCAATCCCCAGTGATACTGCCGCCATGGTGGCTGCACTGTCAATCATGGCCTTCTGAGCCACTGCCTGAGCCTGGGTGAGCTGCTGCTGGATTGCGCCTACATCTGGCTGCTGGGCCGCCTTCTGCTGCTTAAATGTGGCAATTGCCTGTTCCATTTCTTCCTGGCTGAGCCCCTGCTGCTTGAAGTAGGCTTTCAAGGCCGTGTCCTCCTTAGCGGCCAGAGTCCCTTCCAGCATTTGCTGGATTTTAGCATAATCAATTGCCGGGGATGCCTGCTGTCCTGTTTGAGTTTGTGTCTGCTGCTGATTCTGACCTCCTGCCGGCGGCTCTGCTCCACCTGCGGGCTCAGCAAATAACTGTAAGTTCATACGTTTCATCATCCATACCTCCATTTTAAGGGTGTCACCCTGTAATTTTTATTGCATCCATTGTCATCAGTGTCGCTGGCCACGCAGCAGTTTTAAGCCATGCTCGTGTTTGGGCGTAAAAATAACACCCGGGATAGTCCCGCGTGCTTCACTCATTTCTTCTTTCCATTCCAACACAATATGATAATTGTCAGACAAATGATTGCTGTTATCTGCACTGCCGGCGTTATGTTATCACCCCTTTTCCGTTGCGATATCGCAACAAATAAAATACCACCGGCCGTTACTGACTGGTGGTTTCGTGTTCTTCTACAATTTTTCTCAGCTGCTCTTTCCACTCTTCATAAGTGTACTTTGCTCCGATACAGAATGATATGTCTTTAAGCTGTCCAGTAATCGAATATACTTTGCGACGCAATTCCTGCAATTCCTCATCGTTTCTCATCATATCAACAAACTCTTTCTTAAGCATGAATCAATCATCCTCCTATAATCCCCAGAAAAGCTTTGTGTATATCTGGAAACTCGTCTTTTATGAATCTAACAGTATTATCATCCCCCTGATACAACGCTGAGAAGATATCGGCAAATACCTCCAGTTCTGTGTATCCCGGAACGCTAATATATTGCGAAGCATGAGAAGCCCCACCGACAATTGAATTATCCGTAATGCATCCCATCATGTCGCTGATAAGGTTATTATACTCTAATTCTCCGCCCGGTTCAAACATTTTCCTATATCGTTCTGCGTTTTCCATTAGATGTTTTTCCGCTTCTATGATTGCATTTGAAAACTCTGCATTCATAGGACTCCCAAACTCATTTTGGTCAATTCTGTGCGCCAGCTCATGGAGCATGACTTCTTTGTAATCTTGATATGGATACTGCGGATGTGTCGTATTGATTCTGATTGTATCCGTATCAGGGTCATAAGCAAATGCATGTTCAGACGTTTCATTGAGGACAACAAACTCATCGTTAGTATATTTATCTATCAGGTCAACCATCTTGACTGGCGTATCATCCCGATGCACCTTTATCTCATCTGAGACCGCGTATCTCTTTTCTGCCTCCCCCTCCCATTTTTCAGATTTCTGTTTATACTGCTTCTGATTTTCTGGTGACAACGAATATTCCGCCAATCGTCCATACTTCTCAGACTGTCTTGCCGCATACTGCTGCCAGGCCTCCTGCTTATTGGCCTGACCGACCGCCTCCAGTTCCTTCCTAGTCCAGGTATCGTCTGCAGTGGAGATGCCAGGGAAGTATGTTGTGTGGCTGTCCTTGCATCTGGGGTGATACAGTCCGGATGCTATGGCCTTACTCATGAGGGGATACGGCCCATCGGATTTCTTTCCGCCGGACCAGACGTCGTCAATCAGGACTTTACCGACAAAGGGCAGACACTTAGGACATGGGTTGCCGCGCTTAGCCATGATGACCGTGGTAATCCCCCATTCCCGCCTTTTCTCCCCCTCGCCCTGTAGGTAAGCCCGCTTGGATGCCGTCCGGATGGCCATGTCGGCATAATCCGCCAGGGTATGACGGGCACCATTGACATACTCCACACAGTTAAGCCCCCGGGAAAGCATGTCCTTGGTAGCCATATCAACGGCTTTCTCGTAGGTGCCGGCGCCGGAATTGGCGTATACCTGGGCATTAAAGATGGCCTTCCGATACTGGTCGTTGGCCATGCGAAGGACGGCTGTTTCTGCCTGCTGCATATCATTGGTGGTTGCCTTAATCAAGGCCTCCAATTTTCGGTCATTGAACCGGAAAAACTCTGCCGTGACGCCTTGACTGATTTTCTTAGCAGGAAAACCTTTCCGAATGGCATCGAGTATCTTGACTTCCTGCTGCATATTACCGCGCTGCCTGGATATCCGTATCAGTTCCCCCATTTCTTTGTTGAGGTCCTGGAATCGGCCCTTAAAGCGCTTCTGGTTGTCCCTCTTGTACTTCTCCAGGGCTTTCAACTGCTCAGCCTGCCACATGGACCACTCAACGCCTTCTTTGGTCTCTTCGGCCCGGTGCCGGTCCATGTTGCGAATCATGGAGGCAATCAGCTCATCCTCTATGGCTTTGAAGGCGCCGCCGATATCGTACTCTGTCAACGACATCACCTCCCATTTGCATGTACCTTAAACCCTTGCGCCTTAAACTGCCGTGTGAGACTCTTAAGCTGTGTGACGCTGCTACACTTATCACAGCGCAGCTCTGCATATCCCTGCTTTTCAATGGCGTATATCCCGAACGGCACCTGCTCACTTGCCACCTGCAGCAGCCCCTGGTACTCCTTCTGGTTCATCTGGTACAGACGGTTCATTACCTTGACCTTCATCTGCCTTTCCTCCCTCCATGTTCAGTTGGAAACCGCCGGCAGCCTCATTGATTCCGGGTTCCTCCACTTCCGCAATGCCCTGCTCTGCCTTCAGCCGCGCTATCTCCTCTTGTTTCCATGCATCATCCTTGCTGTCCCCATACAGCTCTTCTACCTGGGCCTCAATGCTCATCATGGGGACGCCGGGCCGGGCCTTGGCCAAAGTCTCCACCTGACTCTCAAAGGATGGGTTTGCATACTCACCAAATGGGATGTCCACCTTAACCTCCTCCGCAGCCTTTCCATGCAGGAAGTTATATGCGTTGATGGTTGCCTCCACCAGCTCAGGCAGGGTTTCCTGCAGCGCCTCCACGATGGCGTTCCGGGTATACAGGGTAGCTTTTTCTTTCTCACGCTGAGCCTCAGCATTATCCAGCTTCTTGACATCAATGCCCAAAGTGCTGGGACTTATGACCCCCTGCAGACAAAGGTCCAGAGCTGTACAGTAAGATGCAAGATAACTGTCATGGGGTATTGCCGGCTGCACCACGTTGACCTTGTTATCCGCACTTTCTGACATGTCGTTATCAGAGGCAAAATACTGATTATCAAAAGAATTGGGGCGAATAATCTGCCCGGTCGCTGGGTCGTGCGGTATCAGGCACTCAGGTATATATGTCCTGGCTCGTCCAGCGCGTAGGGCATCCATCCACTGGGACCAAGCCTCGTCAAAAGCGTCAAAGCTGTCCAGCTTACCATCAAAGATGCTGCCGCCGCGCCCCTCGTATTTGGTGGACTCATAGACCTGCAAGGGTACGGCCAGGATGACATTATCATCAAACTTCGTGTCCTTGATGCCCTTGGTGGCGTCGCTAGCATTGAGGGGCACCGAAGTGTCACCCTTGTACAACTCGTTGTATATGTAACCATATCCATAATGCTCATATAGGACATACTGCTGATGGCCAGCCTTATACGGCGTCTTGAACACGACCTCCTTCACCCGGTCCCGGTTCCGGACAATCTCAATTCGCTCCCCTGGATACCATTCAAGAATAGGGTACTCGCTGACAGTCGTATCAATCGTGACCTTAAAGGCTCCATCCCCGATGTATAGGACCTCCTTTAAAGCCTTCTCCATTTTACGAGTGAACTTATTATCTTTTGCAATGTCCTCCCACAGCTGCCGCTGCCGGTCATTATCCGCAAAGTCAAAGTCATTCATATCATCCAGGACAATGCCTGAGAGGATGCGGATAATCAGCCCAGGCAGACCGGTATGTATCTTGCGCATCTCCAGACCCGGTGTGCACCTGCTGGCCCAGAACTTATATTTATCCGCATACTCCGGGGCCTGCTGGTACATCTGCTCCAGCTCGTTTCCATCCCCGCGGTACCAGATGCGGTTCCGGATGGCATTGGCCTCGAAGTCCAGGACCTCGTTAATCTGGATGCAGTTCCCGCTGGCCGGCACCACATTCAGCCAGGTACGAATACCACGCTTAATTGTCTCATTCATGTTGTTCAGCCACCTCATTTCTTCTCAGCCTCCTCAAATCCAATCAGGTTCCGGTATGGTATCCATGCATACTGATTGGCATTAATGGTATGGTCGTTCCTGTCCTCTGGCTTGTCCTTCTCATCATCCCAGCTGTACCGGTCCAACTCGGACAGATGCTCCATGCAGGTATCAACTACCAGGTAACAGCCCTGCTGTATCCAGCCCAGCTGCAGGTTGATACGGTCCAAAATCTCCGGTCGCTTGTAGGAGTCATAAAAATTATACAGACAGCCTTTAAGCCGCTTGTATTTGCGCAGCTCCGTGATGGTCGCCTGGTCTGCATTGTCTATGTACACATCCTTGGCAAATCCCCACTCCTTCCGGCACTGCTCCAGGAAGGCCACAAACTTGACTGCTGTGTCACTGGGCGCCAGCGGGATGTCAAGCTTGGAATTGTTATAGACTTTTTCGGACAGGGTGATAAGTTTCCTGTCCTCCGTGATTCCCTGGAATATCATGGCTATGGTATCCGGGGACTTGGAAGAGTAGGATGTGTCCAGGGCCGCCGTGAACTTTTTAAATTTCAGTGCCTTGGCCTGCTGGACTGTGATGACATGCTTAGACCGCTCAAAGTTGGAGAATATCAATCCGGTTGCCTTACCACGCAGGCCTTGAATCTTATTCTTCCAGATTTTCGTTCCCTTCGGGGTATTGGTCATTATCTGTTCCAGTTTTTCCTTGCTCAGGCCCAGGTTATGGGCAAAAGAAAAGAACCAATGTACCCAGCCGGGTTTTGGCTCCTCTTGCAATTCGTCTTTAATTTCCTTTGGTGTCTCTGATTCCCATTCGGGCAATGGCCGGGAGCAGTTGATATACTCCTTGTAGACATCTAGGCCAGGGTCATCCGGATTGAGCGTGGCCATCAGGTAATCACTCCGCATGGCGGCCTCACGCACAAACTCTATGTCGGCCGTGTTAATCTCATCAATGTACAGGCATCCGTACTGGCCGCCCAAGGCATCCTTCCACTTGCGCTTGTTGCCATAGCCGACAACAAAGATTATCTTATCGCCGCCGGATGTGTGGAAGAGGATGTGGGGCATGTTATAACCACCTCCGCCATTACCCTTGTACTCCACCAGGACGCCGAAGTCATCCAGTATGCCCAGGTCTTTCTGAATGATATTTTTCTCTGCGGCGCCGGTGTCATCCGCTGCCAGGATGTGAAGCTTTTTGGGCGACTCAGCTACCTTGAGCATGAATTTAAACAACCCCACCGTGGTCTTTCCGGCTGCCGTTGTGCCCTCCAAAAATTCTACCGGCGCATCACAGCGCAGAAATGCCTTGTACTTGTCTGATAGTAATAATCTTTCCGCACTCATTAGCCACCACCACGCATCTGCTGGAGCAGGTCATCCAGTTTAGTCTTTTCGGTATCCAGGCCACCTGATAGCTCCAATTTATCCTTGAACATGCCCAGGTGGCGGCCTATCAATTCCAGGGCCTTCTCCTTATCATTCAGCTTAACCTCAATACCATTAGCCCCTTCCTTGATTGCTGCAATGACTCCCAGTTTATCCCGGGGCATCTGATTCGTAGGCTTCACTCTTACAAGACCACCTTCGATTGTCACAAAATCGGTGATATCTGCAAAGCCAATCTTGGCTAACTCCTGCAGCACGCGATCCTGGGTGATCTCGGTACGCTGTGCGCGTTCATCCATCCGTTTCTGGATATAATCTTCAACCTTAACATTTCTTAACAATCTGGCTCCTGCTGCTGCAGCGGTCTCTTCGTTCTTCACCCGCGGATACGCCACCTTGTAAGCCCTGGTGGCATTAAGGTCAATCAGGTATTCATCTGCAAATATCTTCTGTTTTGGCGTTAATGCCATCTGGCTCACCTCCTTGTTTTTGCGTATAGAAAAAGAGCCGCCCGGAGGTGGCCCCTTTAGTAATACTTTATCTTATTTTCAAACGGCTCTCTTGTATTCTAGCTTTTGTACAATATTTCTCACATAATAATCTAAGTAACTCTTTATCACCTGATGACATTTTAGGACCAGTTAATATCTCCACATCACTCAAACTTTCTTTAGTAAGTTTTAAATCCACATGGTCAATTGCTGGTTCAGCCCCCTTTTCCATTCTTTCAAGAGCCTTACCAGGGTCTACTCCAAGTTCTTTGACGCCTGCATCAAAATAAACAAGTCTATAACGCCACTCAGACTGAAATTCCCATTCTTTTCGTTTATATTTTCCAACCTCGTTTAACTCCATCGTGAAATTTGAACCATTTATCTTCTGAATTGATGGATATATTTTCCCCTCATCATCTGTATATTCAACC